TGCTATCCAAAAAAGAAACCAATATAACTTTATGCAAGTTAAATGGCAAGATGTTCCAAATAGAGATATCAAGTGGAAAGAAGACACTCTTGCTGCAATGAACTTTGATATTGAAAAGTTTCAGCAGGAATATGAATGTGAATTTCTTGGTTCTTCTGGCACATTAATTTCAGGTTGGAAGTTAAAAGAACTAGTTCATATGAATCCTACCTCTGATAGAGAAGGATTAACACAATATAAACAAGTAGAAAAAGAACACTCGTATATTACAGTATGTGATGTTTCTCGTGGTAAGGGTTTAGACTATTCAGCATTTCAAGTTTTAGATGTTACTGCTATGCCATACCAACAGGTCTGTGTCTATAGAAACAATGCTATTGCACCAGTTGATTATGCAAGTATAATACATGGTGTAGCAAAAGGATATAATGAGTCTGCTGTCCTTGTAGAAATTAATGATATCGGTGAACAAGTTTCACACTCACTTCATTATGATTTGGGGTATGATAATATTCTTTTTACAGAAAATGCTGGTAGAAGTGGTAAGAGAATTACCGGTGGATTTGGTAAAGGTTCAATAGATAAGGGAGTTAGAACAACAAAGATTGTTAAGTCTGTTGGGTGTTCAATCTTAAAATTATTAATTGAGCAAAATCAATTAATAATTAATGATTTTAATACTATTAACGAACTTTCTACCTTCTCTAAAAAAGGAAAATCATACGAAGCAGAAAATAATAAACACGATGATCTAGTAATGTGTTTAGTTTTATTTGCTTGGTTGTCAGATCAAGATTATTTTAAAGAGTATACTGATATCAATACTCTTATGTCTTTGAGGGAAAAAACAGAAGATGATATTGAACAAGATTTAGCACCATTTGGTTTTGTTTTCGATGGCCGTGAAGATTTTTACGATGAATCTTTCGAAGAAATAAATCCAGATGCTTGGCTGTATAATGATTCGTTGAAAATTAACTTTTAATAAATACTAAAAAATATTGTTACTAATCAACGTAAAGGAGAACAAAATGTCATTTCAGTTAAGTCCTGGGGTTAATATTACTGAAATTGATTTAACAACTGTAGTGCCTGCTGTGGCAACTACGGATGGTGCTATTGCTGGGGTCTTCCGATGGGGACCAATTAAAGATAGAGTTCTAATTGATTCCGAAAATCTTTTAGTTTCGAAATTCGGTAAACCAACTAATTTTAACGCAGAAACCTTTTTCACGGCTGCAAACTTCTTATCATATGGAAATCGTCTATATGTTTCTCGTGCAGCAGATGTAGATGGTGCTACTCCACAAATAAGCAGTGTTGTAGCAAATACTTCTGCTTCTGGTGGAGCAGTATTTACAGCATCTAACACTACTCCACTGTCTATTGGTATGTATGTAACCCAAACAAGCAATTCTGCTGTTATTAATGCCACTGGTAAATCTGTAAATATTACAGCGGTAAACTCATCTTCGTTTACTCTTAGTAAGAATGCTGCTGCAAATGACACAATGTCAATCTATTTCGCAAACCCAGAATCAACATATACTGCTGTTGCAATCCAAACAGATTCTTCAAATGGGATTGTTTCCAACCTAGTAAACCAAATTGTTCTAAACGAACAAAGATATACTGATAAAGATGGTCAATTTGATACGGATGTTCTTTATGTCGCAAAATATCCTGGTAAACTTGGTAATGATCTAAGAGTTTCAGTATGTGATGCATATGACGGATTCTCAACTAATATTGCACTTACTAGCACTTCTGTTGAATTTAGAGTTGGCTCAAATACAGCAACCGTAAAATTTCAAGGCACTTCAAACGCTTCTGCTACTTCACTTGAGGGTCAAATTTCTATTGGTGATCAGATTCTCACAGGCAACTCTTCAATATCAAAACAATATTTACAAGTAAAATCAAAGACAGTAAATTCAACATATGTAAACTCATCAGCAGTAGCTATTTCAGGCACTATTGTAAACTCAGATCTCGACTTTATTACAATCACGTCTAACCCATATACAAATGGCGATATTGTTGTTTACGCAAACGCTGCTGGCAATTCTGTAATTACTGGACTGACTAACGGAACACACTACCATGTAGTTCAAGCAAATACAACAGGTGTCAAACTATCAACTGCATCATTTGGCTCGCCTATAGATATTTCATATGTTGCTTCTAATACTTCTAGTACACTAACCGGTAATACAAATACACTTGTTCTTGGTTTTGAAGATCCTTATAGACTAAGAAAAGATTTTGTTGATACTAAAGTTCAAAGATATTGGGAATTCTTTAACGTTATTGATACTGCCCCAGGCCAATCAGACTTTGTTAGATTTAATGGCAACACATCTGCAAATGATGAAATGCACATAGTGGTGGTCGATGAAGATGGTGGATTTACAGGAACTCCTGGATCTATCCTAGAAACATTTAAGAATATATCTAGAGCGACAGATGCTACCAACAATGATGGTGCTACAAATTACTACAAAGAAGTAATTAATGACGTTTCAAACTATATTTGGTGGTCAAATGATAGAACAACTGCGGTTTCAAATGCTGCTATTGGCCTAACATCTGCTTCTAATGCAACACCGGGTTCTTATAATTTAACCCTCGGTGAAGATGGTAAAGACGAAGCACTAACTTCAGTTTCAACTCTTATGGAAGCATATGATGAATTTAAATCATCAGAAGATGTTGACGTTTCACTTATTATGCAAGGTAAACCAAGAGGTGGTACTACAGTATCTGGTGGTGAAACAATCGAAAACTTCCAACTAGCAAACTATATCATTGATAATATTTGCGAAATTAGAAAAGACTGTATTGTTCTTATATCTCCAGATAAGAGTAAGATTCTAAATAACTATGGCAATGAAGCAGAGTCTCTTGTAAACTTTAGAAATACTCTCCGCAGTTCATCATATGGTGTTATGGATTCAGGTTATAAGTATATGTATGATCGGTATAATGATTTATACCGCTATATTCCATTAAATGGTGATGTTGCAGGTCTTTGTGCAAGAACTGATCAAACAAGAGATCCTTGGTTCTCTCCTGCTGGATTCAATCGTGGACAAATTAAGAATATTATTAAACTCCCCTTCAATCCAAGAAAAGCAGAAAGAGATTTAATTTATCCAAACGGGGTAAATCCAGTCGTTGCATTCCCAGGACAAAGCACTATTTTATTTGGTGATAAAACTCTACTAAATAAACCAAGTGCTTTTGATAGAATCAACGTTCGTAGATTGTTCATTGTTCTCGAAAAGGCAATCTCAGTTGTTTCTAAATTCTCACTATTCGAGTTTAACGATTCATTCACTAGATCACAATTTAAAAATCTAATTGTACCTTATCTCAGAACTGTTCAAGGCCGTCGTGGTATTACAGATTTCTTAGTTGTGTGTGATGAAACAAACAATACTCCTGATGTAATTGATAGAAACGAATTTGTTGGTGACATATACATCAAACCAGCACGTTCTATAAACTTTATTCAACTAAATTTTGTAGCAGTTGGGACTGGTGTTCAGTTTAGTGAAGTGGTGGGCCGGTTCTAAAAACACGTTTCTTATAAAGGAGGGGAGAGATTAATTTCTCCCCTCACAACATGATTTATGTTGTGATTCTAGAATGACCGGTTCTAAATTATCAATTCTTAACCTAACAAAAAAATAATACATAAATACTATATAGATATATACACTTACAAGGAGTAAGAAATGCCTTTCAACATTAGTTCCTTTAAAGAAAACGGTTTGGTGTATGGTGGTGCCAGACCCACGCTATTCTCTGTGACACTTAATGTGCCACAAGGAATTGGTATAGATAATGTTTCAGTAGACAAGTTTAGATTTATGTGCAGATCTGCAGAACTTCCACCATCAGCAGTCTCAGCAATTGATGTTCCTTATTTTGGTAGAAGAATTAAAATTGGTGGTGATAGAGCTTTTGGTGATTGGTCTGTAAATATTATGAACGATGAAGACTTTGCTGTAAAATCTTTATTTGAAAAATGGTCAAATGCTATTAACAGAATGCAATCCAATGTTCGTGATCCAAATGTTTCTACTGAAGAATATAAGCAAGATTTAATGTGTACTCAATATTCTAAAGATGGTTCTAAAATTAGAGAATATAGAATTATTGGCGCATTCCCAACCACAGTAGCCGGTATTGGTCTCGATTGGGATTCTCAAAACACTGTAGAAACTTTTGGCGTTACATTTGCATACGATTATTGGGTTCCTGAAGTTGAAACCTCTGATAAGAAAGCTGGCGGTGTAAACGCATACAGAGCACAATCAGAAGCAGATGGTCCTCTAGGACCAGAATAAATATTTGAAATAACTTTATAAAGGGTATATTATTTTATGGCAGAAAACCAATCTTTATTTGGATTTATATTTAATCGCAAAGAAAAAGAAGAAAAGGTACAATCATTTGTACCTAAAGGCGATGATAGTGGTGCTACCACTATCTCCGCCGCTTCTGGTGGTGCATACGGAACTTATGTAGATTTAGATGGTACTGTTAGATCTGAGGCAGATCTAGTTACACGATATCGCGATATGTCTCTTCATCCTGAATGTGATGCAGCAGTTGATGAAATTGTAAACGAATCTATATCAATTGATGAAGAGACTATTGTTGATATCAACTTAGACGATTTGGATATCAATGATAAAATCAAATCTATCATAACTGATGAATTCTACAATTGTCTTAAAATTATAGAATTTAACAAATACGCATATGATATCTATAGAAGATGGTATATTGACGGTAGATTATATTACCATGTGGTAGTAGATCCAGCCAATCAAAAAAATGGCATTAAAGAAATTAGATATATCGACCCTCGTAAAATGAGAAAAGTTCGTGAAGTTACAAAAAAACCTATGACTAAACAAAGCGGCGATGCTGGGATCACTAAAGTTGTAAACGAATATTACATTTATAATGATAAAGGCTTTAGTAATGGTAATAAGTCTACTGGACCTACAACTACTGGACTAAAAATATCAAAAGATGCAATTATTCATACAGTGTCTGGATTGACTGATACTCAGGGAAAAATGGTTTTATCCCACTTACATAAAGCCATTAAAGCTCTAAATCAATTAAGAACTCTAGAAGATGCTGTTGTTATTTACAGAATTTCAAGAGCCCCAGAAAGAAGAATTTGGTATATTGATGTTGGTAATCTACCAAAAATGAAAGCAGAACAATATGTTCGCGAGATTATGGTTAAGCATAAGAACCGATTGATTTATGATGCATCTTCTGGTGAAGTAAGAGACGATAGAAGATTTATGACTATGTTGGAAGACTATTGGCTTCCAAGAAGAGAGGGTGGTAGAGGCACAGAGGTTTCTACATTACCCCCAGGTCAAAATCTAGGACAAATGGATGATGTGCTATACTTCCAAAAGAGATTTTTACAATCTCTTAATGTTCCTTCTAATAGATTAAATAATGATACTCTTTTCTCTATGGGTAGGGCGACTGAGATTACAAGAGATGAAGTTAAATTCAATAAATTTATCATTAGATTGAGAGCAAGGTTCTCTCATCTGTTCTATTCATTGCTTGAAAAACAACTAGTGCTCAAACAAATTATGACTGTTGAAGAATGGCAAGAATTATCCCCTCTTATTAAATTTAAATTTGCTAATACTAGTTACTTTACCGAATTGAAGAAAGCGGAGATCGACCAAGCAAGAGTTTCTCTTGCACGTGATTTTCAAGATATGGCGGGTAAATACTACTCACATAAGTGGGTCCGTAGAAATGTTCTACAGCAAACTGATACAGATATCGACCAGATGGATGGCGAAATTGGCCAAGAACAACAAATGCAAGATCCTAGATGGTTCAATCCTATGGTTGCACAAAATGATGAACAAATGTCACAAATGTCACAAGCACAAGGTGGTGAGGATCAAGCATCTGGGGGTAATAGTGAACCAGAAGGGGGTGGAAGTAGAGATGAGAACGCAGATAAACTCAGAAAAATACAGCAAGCACAGCGTGATATAGATATGTTAGAAACGAAAAAAGGAAGAAGGACGCCACAAGAAGAAACTCGATATAGATCATTATTGCAAGTTGTGGCAAAAAATAGAGGATTCTTAAAGTCAATGGGGATATCAGTATAATGGAAACCACTTCATCAACAG